TTAATTTTCTCCTCCAAATATTTTACGATCGGTAATTAATTCCCTGTTTTCCTCCAGGAACCGGATAAATTCCTCACAATGGTTAGTGAGGATAGGTATATCACGTTCGGGGTTGAAAACGTATGTTTCTGTATAGGTATCTACCACATAACTGCCTTTGTTGAACTCTACGATGTTGTACTCAAATGTCCGTACAACCGAACCGTTCTTCATCAAAGCGTAAGGATAAACCAAATGTTGATGATGGTCTTTGAACTTCCCCACGGTATAGCTTCCGGTTGTCTTGATGTCGTGAACACTGGTAGGCATCAGTTCGTCAATTACCCCATAAACCAAAACATTGCCGTATGCGGTTGGAAGAATCGCTTCTACCCTTTGTTGGGTCAATGCTCCTTTGAAGTAACCGGCGAACTCTCGGCAAAGTGAGATTGGGAAAGTAAAAACACGATTATTATAGGTAACTCTCAAACCTATAACCTCGTTGGTCTGAACCTCATCGTAATACAAAGGTTTACCTGTTTCGTCACAAGCTCCTTCGCGTATTGCCTTATATACCTTTTCAACCTGCACCGTTTCGGATTTCCGATTTTCAACCATACAGTCAATTATCTCCCCAAAACATGTTCCTCTATCAGCTTTTTCGCTATCGAAAGGTACTCTGTTTATCCTATCGATAAGAGATTGTAATTGTTGCTCTCTGAACTCATCTTCATTACATGGGGGATTGTCGGAAAAAGCATAATATTTTTGATATATCTTATCACTGTCTATATAATTCTGATAAGAATCTAACAATGTCGGGTATAGTTTATAAGATATTTTACTCATTCGCATATCTCCATTTGTAACCACCTGCTGTATGATGACTTTTTCTACCTATACAGCAACTGATAATATTAGCATTATTAATACCCGTTTGCCTTTCAGCCTCTTTAGCACTTTCAAATGTATTTATTGATGTACCATCCTTTCGGCACTGAACAACGGCTTTTGACATCTTCGGGTGATTTATTTTCTTTTTGCTAAACCGTTCGTTTCTTGTTCCGTAATTAGCATTATATCTCCATGTGCACCATTCTAAGTTAGAAACAGAGTTATTGCTTTTAACCTCGTCTTTATGATTGACACATGGAAGATTCTGCGGATTAGGAATGAACGTTTCGGCAACAAGCCTCTGAAGAGATTTATATTCAACTTGTTGTTGTTTCCATAGTGATATTCGTAAATATCCACTCCATATTTTATTAGGCTTAATTATCTTTCCTATTATCTTTCTAAAATTACCATACCTGCTTTTAATAAGCCTATCTAAAGAGCGAACTCTACCAAGGGTACTTACTTGATAGAGCCCTTCATAACCTTGAATGTCTTTCCAAATCTCATTAGGCTGCATCTGAGTAAGTTTTAGTTTTCTCGTCATAAATCAGCCCCAAAGCATTCACTTTATCCCTGAAAATTCTTCTCGCCATCATCAAAGAACTACCAATATGTTCAAATTCATTGATATGGGAAGCAAAATCATTGGCTGACCGAGCATCAGTAATAAATTCAATGCTCTCTTTGATTTCCTCTATCACCTTGTTGTATTTGTCAATCTCGGATTTCTTGACTTGCAGCATTGCAAGATAGGGATTAATCACTTGTGTGGTGATAAAATCGTTCTTGGCCGTCGGATTGCCGTTTTTGTCAAGAATGGTAGGCACTTCCATAATGGACGGAAGGTTACAAGTGTTCTTCCCGTCATTACGGCTTGTCGGGTCAAAAGTGATAGTACATTTAACTCTGCCGTTCTCATTCCTGGCTTCCATGTAACCCAGCAAGTCAAGTTCGGTAACGATGGAGTTGTAGGACTTCTCGCGCAATGCAGGAATGAATACCGTATCGTCACCTTCCTTTCTTGTATCACGGTGGGCAACGAAGATGATGTTCTTGTTCAAGTTTGACAAGTTGCGGACAAAGCCGGAAAACTCCTGGTTAATTCCACCCCAGTCCCTTATTTGCGGCTGCCGGGTACCACATTTATAGGAGATGATAAAGTCCATCATTTTGCCGATTGTGTCAACCACGATAGTACGATAAGCGGACAAATCTTCTTGCAGAACTTGTTGGACATCATTCCAGGAGGTAATCTGAACAATATCCACTCCGTCCAGATGTGACATGTTTACACGCTTGACACCATTGTCGAAGTCCAATAACAAAGGACTTGGAGCACTAAGGGCGGTAGTTGTCTTTCTCATACCTGCCTGACCGTAAATCATCATCTTGATGATAGACGGTATCACTAATTCGTTTGATTTTTTAATAAGCGACATATAATTATGATTTAATAATTGGTTTGTGGGATATACGGGACTTGAACGCCGTGACCTGTGCATGAAACCTTTAAATAATACCATGACAAACTACAAATACCAATACCATGCACCGCTCTACCTCTGAGCTAATATCCCGGATAGCCGCCCGTCTTCGCAGATTGGACGGCACGAACAAATACTAACATTATTTTCTAAGCGTAATCACTCATTGTAAGTGATGTATATCCCAAGGCATGAAAGGGATGCCATCAGGGAGAACATAAATGCAGGGAACACTTGCCCCACATTGGTTACGGTTACCGACCTTACCAGTAATACTACCATCCACAATAAGCAGAAGGCAAAGAATACCGTATAGCAATTTATCTTTCTCATACAAAAATGATTTCGTCTCTGTAAACCTCGATAAAGAAATGCTTTCCAAACTCTATCGTTACCTTGTCACCGCTAATGCTGTATATGGTCCCGATTCTGTCTTCCCAGCCGGGAGCGTTGTACTTGACTTTTACTTTTTTCTTTCCCATATTTATATTGTTTTTAATTGATGTTCCTAAAAAAGAGTTCGGTCTATTTTCTCAAACCGACCGGACAAAAACTAAACTCTAACTTCAATCATTCATGCTCCCGTGGGTGTCCCAATACTAATACATGTCTGATTTAATTTTTTCCCTGGACATTATTCCGCTTACATTTGCCAACGATAAAGCTTGTTTTATTTCAGCTTTTGAATAGTAAAGAGGCGAATTTCGGCTTTCTCCTTTTCGAATAGGATTAATCAGCTTATTACCTACAAGAATATTAAAACGTTTAAAGTCTATTTTCATCATGTTTAACCACTTCTTAACCTCTTTTTGTCGAATAAGGTCTTGCGCAGGCTCGTAAGCCTTGATTGCTTCCATGTATCCGACTTGGTAGCTGTCTATCATTATGGATTGGATTTCTTCTATATTCATTCTATTCTCCTTATTCTTTCTATTCGTTTAATTCTTGATTCTACACCTTTTCTCATTTCTCCTTGTTCGTGATAAAGAGAAAGAGAAAAAATACATAATAGACAACATGCTACAGACACACGGATAGCAGGCGAAAAATCCATAGTGAATTTAATACCAGCTATTCGCTCGTACAGCATAGTTGCAAGCTCTCTTCCATTTCGCACATGCAGAATTCTCATGGCAGTCTGTATCTGATTACTAATTGTACTGACAGCCCGACATTTGATTTCCGCTATTTCTTTTTTCTCATACCCCTGGGCGTACATTCGTGCTGTAATTTCGCATTCAAGTGTAAGTTCTGTAAGGATTCTATTCATGTCGTGTGTATGTTATAACTATTTAAGTCGTATAATGGAAGAGAATCCCGGGTGTTCTTCTTTGGATACCCTATACATAAGGTCTATTTTACCTTTCAATTTTTTCGTCAACCTGGCGACTTTATTACGTCTTGCAGCTTCGCTTTTTATCCCAGAATGGCGGGAGTCGCTATAGGGAACTTTAACCACATCCCCTACTCTCATTTCATCGAACACTTTTGTTGTTCGATAATTCTCATCGATTACAATTTCTTTTTCCATATGTATATTATTGATTATATATATTTTTCATAAAAATCCGGCCTATCTTCACAGACCGCCCGGACAAAACCTAATTATGCAAATTTATGAATACATAAAATTGTTGCTCCCGTGGGCGTTCCGGTGGTAGCCTTACTGCCCTCCAACATCTATGAAGGACCACGAGATAATTACATAATTACTTCAATTTTCTGATTATATCACCGCCATAAGAATCTTGAGTCAACTCTATAAACTCATGTACGGTGTAAGTATCATTGTCAATGTCTATTCCCTTATTGGTACAGAATGACAACCTTCCTTGCTTGCACGAACCGGTCAGCACATGATGCCAATGGAACAATTCTTTAGCCGATACCTTTTTAGTAAAGTCTGGAAAATGCTTTTTAAAAGCTTCTATCCTTCCTCCTCGGTTGAATCGTCATACAATTTTTCTTGAAGTGAAGCAAAGGCCTCGTGCAATGTTTCTCCATGAGCGAATTTCCCATTCCCTTTTGCAACAAATGTCTCAGTCAATGTAAAGTCATCGTTCAGTATATATCCTTTAGCTACATTGTCATGAACATGCTTGATAATTGTAGGAATATCATCAATGATATATACTTTGTCGCCATTGAATGTTTTAATTCCATCGCCAGAGCCAGAGCCAGAGCCATCGCCATAGCCAGAGCCAGAGCCAGAGCCAGAGCCAGAGCCAGAGCCAGAGCCAGAGCCAGAGCCATCGCCATAGCCATAGCCATAGCCATAGCCAGAGCCATAGCCAGAGCCATAGCCAGAGCCAGAGTATATACTAAGAAACTCTCTTATCTGTTCTTCCATACGTCTACCTCCTCAATGGATTTTATTGCTTCGTCTGTACAAGGTATTATTTCAATAACCCCTAAAATTGAAATTATCGGCACGGCCAATGTGAATTTACAATCATTAGGGCGTTTTGTCCCTTCTACTGCCAATTGGCTGATAGATGCAGCCCCATACCAACACCACAATCTTCGGCAGTCTGTCAATGTAACTTCACTACCATTCTTTTCTTTCAATACTCCGTAAAATACGCCCGCTCTATCAGCGCGGATAATAACTTTTTTCCCAATCATAATTCTATATATTTAAAAGATTAATAAGTGTTGCTCGCCCTCAACGCAACAATGCGTGTTTAGCCTTTCAGCATACCCGAATTTGACGGGAGGGGAGATATATCGATAAGCGTGGTATGGTCGCCCTTCGCCGCCATTTACTTTGTACCTATTAAGGACTGGATAGGACGCTTATATATTGTCACCATTTGACGGCGGTGCAAGCCCCAAACCTTGCATGCTTACTGATAGAGGTATTTTCGGACCGTCTAAATGATGGATAATACTACTTTGAGCCTATTATCCGGTCACGGCTTTCCAGCTACGGATAATTCTCGTTTCGTTTATTGTTGCTTCATCATTTCAAAGACCTAATCAAGTGTTCCCGCCCGGTTATCGCCACCGGACTCCGTTCAATCCGACTACGGGATTATCCTACATGCTCGTATCGCCAGCCGAGCATCGCGTATCCGAATTCATGGACGTTTCTTTGCTTGCCAATAGGTTCATCTTGAATAAGAGATGATTGGTATTCATCCATCTTTAAATGAGCATCTGTCCACGCATCCTTCAAAGCCTTAGCAAAAGAGTACCACTTAAAAGCCTTGCTTTGTTTCATATAAGCCCAAGCCCTCTGCATTATGGCGTGTCTGTTATATTTGCCATCTCTGACCAGTTTATAATCTCTTGTTTTCATTTTAATATGTTTATACTATTGCATCTTATTTGCAAGTTGCGTACCTTTGCTTCGTTATCACGATGCAAATATAGAAATAATTTCTAATCAATATCTAATATTGATAGAATTTATTTCTATTTTAACCTTTATTAATTAGAAATGAGTGAGATTAAAGACAGAGTTTTATCCTTTATTAATTATAAAAAGATTAATAATAAGCAATTTGAGGATGCATGCGGCTTGGGTAACGGATTTGTTTCCAAAATAGGATACTCCATCCGAGAGCCTAAAATAGAACTTATTTCTAAGGCCTTTCCTGAATTAAACAAAGACTGGTTAGTACGAGGAATTGGTAATATGTTGAACACTCAACTAAACTCTCCTATTAATAATGAAGCAATACCATTAAATCAAGACTATATTATCAATGTGCCATTAGTAAACCAGTACGCACAAGCAGGATACCTATGCGGTTTTGAAGATGCAACATACATGGCAACCCTTCCTACCATCCCCTTTATTGTTGACCATGAAGCCAAAGGAAACTATGTAGCCTTTGAGGTTAGAGGTGACAGCATGAATGACGGGACAGAAGAAAGTTATTTAGAAGGGGACAGACTTCTCTGCCGCGAAATCGCCCCATATCTATGGGCTGAGTCCAAACTGCATATAAGAAAGTGGGATTTTGTAATTGTACACCAAGAAGGGATATTGGTCAAGAGAATAATTGACCATAATGTGGAGATGCATACAATAACAATACATTCTTTGAATGATATGTATCCGGATAGAATCATTGATTTAGCAGAAGTAAGGCAAATATTTAATGTGATAGAACTACAAAGACCTAGAAGAAGATAG